GCAACTGGGCCGCAGGGTCCAGCTGGTGCCGACTCAACGGTTCCTGGTCCAACTGGCCCAGTAGGGCCAACAGGTCCAGCAGGAGCATTCAGTAAATCTGCCCCAGTAACGAACGTCACTGGGCTGACGCAAGGAACAGAGACTGCCAAACGTCTTATTGCTCCTGGCAAAGCAGCATTGTTGTACAACACGACCGTGGATCAGCCTTGTCGAGTTCGTATGTATGCCACTCAGGCTCAGGCAACGGCGGATATTTCTCGACTGCAGACGGTTGATCCGACCGGCAATCACGGTTGTCTGCTGGAAGTCGTGTTTACGGCTGCTGGTTCTCTCGTACTTTCACCTGAGGTATTAGTAACCGACCAAAGCACAACCCCAAGCTCAAGTTTCTATGCCAATGTCAGATGTGACAACGGCGCTACGTTGAACGTCACTCTGTCTGGCTACACATTGGAGAGCTAATGTCGGTCGATCAAAGAAACCTACCAGCATATCTTAGCAACAACACCGACTTTCAGACGTGGGTTCAGGGAATCCATGCCCAGTTGGTTGCCGCTGGTCTGATCCAGACTGCCGATACGGGTCAGATCAACTCTGCGACTGTCGCATTACCCGGTGCCATAAATACGGCGGCGGGGTATGAGATATTTCGCTTCAATGACACCGGCGTTGCCAACGGCCAAAGCGTCAACCCGGTGTTCATCAAGGTAGAGTATGGTACCGGCATCGGTGCGGTCAACCGTCAGGCCTTGTGGTTTACCGTAGGCTCGGGCTCCAATGGCAGCGGTACGATCACTGGTGTCATGATCCCGAGAACGCAGGTGGACCCGTACAACAACTCTCAGACCGTGGGCACGACACTGCAGAGTGATTGTGCGGGTGATGGTGGATGGTTCGGTTTGGTGACGAACATCGACACGTCCAATAACCAGAATACGTTCTACTACATCCTGGATCGTATTCGTGATGGCAGCGGGGTGCCGACGGGTGAAGGATTGGTGGCACTTTATCCGGCTGCGGTTACGGGCAATCAGACGCCCAACATATACAGCTGGATAGCGGGGGCAACCAACAACACGAACCCCACAGCTGGTGGGCCATTCGGCTATTTCCCTGGACCTACCGCTGAATACCAGGGAAACGTTCTCGGCGGTGGACAGCGCATTGTGGGTACTAATGTGGCGATATTGCCGCTCATGCTTGTGGCTGGACAGCTCAGGTTCCTCAAAGCTGGCGTGGTGTATACCAAAGCTGATTTCGGAAGCTTGGGCAATGTCCAGTTCGTGGCTAACAATCTCGGAGGATCTCACAACTACATGACCCTTCCGAACGTGTTTCATGCGGACTATCCTGCGCATGGAAACGATTCGATTGCGTTGTTGTGGGAGTAACTGATGCCTAATACATATGCCTCCGCCACAATGCCCGTAGCCAAGATCCCATTTTCTAGCATGGGTCTTGCGAACTACACCAAGAAGGGTTTCATCCCACCCGCATCAGGCACTGTCCGTCCTACGAGTGGACAACTTTGGCCACGAGGAGCAAAGTAAGAAAGGAGGTGATGAATGGCTTTGGGAAGTAGGTTGAAGCACGCTTGGAACGCGTTTACATCGGGCAATGTGTTCAATAGCGCCAACGGTCCAGTTGACTCAGGCGAGCTTGGGCAGTTTTGGTCGATGGGCGGGCGTCCGGATCGTACTCGCCTATATTCCACGGGCGAGCGTTCGATCATCTCCTCGATCTACACTCGTCTGAGCATCGATTGTGCGTCGATCAATATTCGCCATGTGCGATTGGACAAGGATGACCGCTACATCGAGGACATTGACAGTCCTCTCAACAACTGCCTGACATTGGAAGCCAACATCGACCAAGCAGCCCGCCATTTTCGTCAAGATCTCATGATGACGCTGTTCGACAAGGGCGTAGCGGCGATCGTACCGGTTGACACGACGCTTGACCCCACTCTCACCGGCGGATACGACATCATCACCCTGCGGGTGGGTGAGATTCGGATGTGGTACCCGAAGTTCGTGCGGGTCTACCTCTATAACGACAACACGGGGCTTCGCGAAGAGATAACTCTTCCGAAATCCATGGTTGCCATCGTCGAGAACCCTCTGTATGCCGTGATGAACGAGCCCAACTCAACTCTTCAGCGATTGATTCGCAAAATCAATCTTCTGGATGGTGTGGATGAGCAGTCATCCTCGGGAAAGCTGGATCTCATCATTCAGCTGCCCTACGTGATCAAATCCGAATCGCGCAGGCAACAGGCAGAGCAACGGCGCAAGGATGTCGAGTTCCAGCTCAAGGGCAGCCAGTACGGCATCGCCTATACGGATGGGACGGAGAAGGTCACCCAGCTCAACCGGCCGACTACGAACAACCTGCTGGATCAGGTTCAGCTGCTCATAAATCTCCTCTATGTGCAACTTGGTCTGACACCAGAAGTCATGAATGGCACGGCGGACGAATCGACGATGGTGAACTACACCAACCGAACCATCGACCCGGTTCTCGATGCGATCGTCCAAGCGATGCGGCGTACGTTCCTCACCAAGACCGCGCGCGCGCAGAAGCAATCTGTCATGTATTTCCGAGATCCGTTCAAGCTGATTCCGCTCAGTGGTCGAGGCGGTTTGGCGGACGTTGCCGACAAGATGTCGCGCAACGAGATCATGACGGCGAATGAGCTACGTCAGGTCCTGTGGCTCAAGCCTTCCAAGGAGCCCAAGGCTGATCAGCTCGTCAATTCCAACATGCCGGTGAAGGATACGGGCGTCGCGGTGCCTGGCGCTGCCACCAATGGCAAGGGTGATACTCAAGCCGCGCTGGATGCAGCGAACCAGGCGATGGGAGTCTCAAATGAGTCCGGTCAATAGGCTCCTAACGCATTATGCAATCGGTTACGATCCGACCAAGGCGCATGACTACTACATGCGTACCAGGCAGCTACATCCTCGCCAGAAGGAAGCTGTTCAACCGGCCGGGAGTCATACCATTCCGGGAGCCAAGAAGGTAACTCCGGAAATCATGAAGCAGCGTGCCGAGGTGGCACAGGAGGTTTCTTCACTTCAGAAGAAGCTCGGCGAACTGAATGCCGCTTTGAAAGTGGCCTTGTCCAAGGAAGGTAAGCACAAGCTCTCGCCATCTCAGGCCAAGGCACGCAAGAAGGCATCATCCAAGAAGTATCAGCAGTCTCACAAGAGCCAGATCAAGAACAAGGCTCGGTCGGCACGCCTGTCGAAGCTCAACAAAGCCAGAGCAACCAAAGCAGCAACAGGAGGAGGATCATCTAAGGGATCTGCGAGTACCGGGCCGGGTTCTTCAACCGCGATCAAAGCGGCAATTGCCGGAGTGCAGAAAGCTCTAGCCGCTGCTAAAGCCCGCCAAAGAGCTCTCGGCTGAGAGCCGAAGATCAAAAGAGAAAGGAACAGTCAAAATGGGAGCCAAGTCCCAACTGGTCTTCGGTGATTTGCCGGAGAACAGTCTGATGCACTCGGCTATTGCAGTCAAGCCCGACTTCTCGGGTTGGGCTACGAGGGCCAATCTCAGGTGCACAGACGGACGGACCATTCTTCCTGGTGCATTTGCCCATCAGGACAAAGCACAGGTGCCTCTCGTTTGGCAGCACGGGCACTCAGATCCAGGAAACGTGCTCGGTCACGCAATCCTCGAGAACCGTGACGAAGGGGTCTACGCCTACGGGTATTTCAACGAGACCGATCAGGCCAAGAACGCCAAGACGCTCGTCCTCCACAAGGACATCAGCGCTCTGTCGATATTTGCCAACCAGCTCATCGAGAAGGCCAAGCAGGTCTCGCACGGCGTGATTCGCGAACTCTCACTCGTGCTTGCGGGCGCGAATCCGGGAGCCCTGATCGACAACATCGAGCTGCAGCACGCCGACGGGGACACGTTCACCCTGGAGGACGAAGCCATCATCTACTCCGGTGAGGAGTTGCAGCACGAGATGGACGAAGACGACGTCGAAGAGGTCGAAGAGGTCGTCGAAGACGACGAATCGACGATGCAGCATGTCTACGACGGCATGACCGACGAGCAGAAGGAAGTCGTCCACTACATGGTGGGTTCGGCTCTAGAGAGCAATGGCTCTCAGCAGGACAACTCAGCAACCCATTCGGATCTCCATGAGGAGGAACCAAAGGCCATGAAGCGGAACGTCTTCGAGCAGAACGGATCGACGGAGGTGGTGAAGCACAAACTGTCCCGTGACGATCAGAAG